CCCGCTGGATAACGTCTTCAAGCCGGTGGATGTGAATGATCTGGAGGCGCGCGACCGCATCAACATCGCCGTATGCAACGCCTTCCAGATTTCGCCTGAAAACGTCGGCTTCCGGACCGGCACGAATTCCAATATCAGCGCCTACAAGGAGCAGCTGTGGAATGTGGAGCTCATGCCGTACATCGTGGCGCTTGAGGAAGCCTTGAATCTCAGCCTTCCAGAGGCTGTTGGCGAGCCAGACCGCTACATCAGGGCGAACGTGGACGCGAAACTCCGTGGCACCACTTACGAACAGTATCAGGCGCTCAGCACTGCTACCGGCAGGCCTTTCATGACCACGAATCAGGCACGCAAGATTCTCGACTGGCCTCGCGTGCCGGGCGGCGACCAGCTCATCACGCC